TCAAGTCGCCTTCCCGCACGCCCGAAGAGCAGATCTCGACAATCGGCGGCATGCCGCCCGAGAAGACCGAGACCGGCAAGGGCGGCATCAACGATTCGAACGATCCGAAGAAGCGCGGTGCCGCGCCGGACACCGTTCACGGCGTCTGATCCTTTTCTCCGCACGTCGCGCCTGCTTCACCGGCGGCGGTTTCTTGCTCGCGCGAGAACCGCCGCCGTTTTCTTTTAGCCCATGGCCCTTACCTTCCAGTCCGTCATAGACAAGCTGACCGAGACCATCCAGAGGGATGATCTCGTTCCCGATTATTTGGACTTCGTGAACGAGGCGGTCCACGAGCTCGCCCTGGTCCATTCGTTCGAGCAGATGAAGGCGATCGGGACCGGCACGGTGGCGCCGGGGACAACCCGGGCGCAGTTGCCGCCTGACTTCAAGGAGCTCCAGGACGGCCGTTATCCGGTATTCGATTCCGTGGCGGGAAGCTTGGTGCCGGTCTTCACCCGGCCGGAAATCGAGAAGCTCCTCGGCAACAGCAATGCCCTCGGGTTCGTGCCGCCGATCTGCTACATCTACACCCAGGATTTCACCGCGGGTCAGGCGTCGTTCAATCTGGATCTCCCGGCTCCGGACCCGAACAACGTGTCGCACCTGCTGACGATGAACTATTTCGCCTATCCGGCGATTCAGACCGACCCGACGCAGACGACGCCCATGATCACGTACTATTTCAACATGGTCTTTCAGAAATCGGCGTCGCTCGCGTTCGACTCGATCAACGATCCGGCTGGTCAGGCGCACGAGAACGAGTACATGAAGATGCTGCAACCGTACATTGCGGAGGACTTGGAGGCATCGCAGGCAGACGTAACCGGGAAGCGCACATGAACCTGGGGCAGATGCAGACTCTGGTCACTCTGGCGCTCAAGTCGGTGCAGGAGCCCTACATGGGTACGATCCCGACCCTTATCAACGAGGGGCTGAACCAGCTGTGCCAGAGGCGCTCCTGGCAGTGCATGAAGCTCACGATCCCGTTTTCGCTGAACGTGACGGGTCCGGGGCCGTTCACCTACGTCCTGCCTGCGACGTTCAAGGAGCTCCAAAGTGGCGCGAACTCGCTCTATGCCTCCGATGGGACCCCGTACGGGAACAGCCTGTGGAGGATCTTCACGCGCCAAGAGGTGAACCGCCTGACTCAGATTGGCGTGAACGTGGCCGAGCGGACGGCGTACTTGGAGCAGGACCCCGCGAACAGCAACCTTTGGACGATCTATTTCCCGGGTCCGATGGACCAAGGTTCCCTGCCGCCCGATTCCCAGTTCATGGTGGACACGTACTCGTTCCTCCCGCCTCTCGTGAACCCCGGGGATACGAACGACCTCACGACCAGGTACCCGATGCTCGTGATCGAGATGTGCAAATTCCTCGTGTTCTCCCTTGGTTCGGACCAAGACTCGATCGCGATGAAGAACGAGGCGCTACGGATGATCAACGGGGACCCGAACAATCCGCTGGACATCGGGTATTTCAGGCAAGCCTCGGCCGACGACAATTCCCACGCGGTCCGCGGCCGCACCTCCCGCATGATGGGATTCTAAGCCATGCCACTCACACCCTTCGACCCCACCCAGCCGCCGGACACGGGATTCGTGGCCGCGGGCGCCGCCTCGATCCGGAACCTGACGCAGTTGATCATCAACTTCCTGTCGGTGTCGTTCAACATGACGACGGGGCAGTTGAACCCATCGGCCATCCCCAACGGGCTTCCGACGCCCTACGGCGCCGCGGGCACGGTGCTGACCTCCACGGGGTCGGCCACGCCGCCTTCGTGGAACGTGCCTGGAACCCTGATCACGGGCATGGTCGTCTACTGGCCCACAGCCTCAGCTCCCGCGGGCTGGCTCAACTGCGACGGCTCGACGCCCCTGATTGCGACCTACCCCGCTTTGGCGGCGCTTCTAGGCGTCACCTTCGGCGGCAACGGTACCACGACCTTCGGTCTGCCTGATTCGCGCGGTCGCGTTCTGGTGGGCATTGGGACGGGCACGGCGTCAGACGCCACGGCTTGGTCCGTGGGTCGTACGACGGGTACGGAGACCGATACGCTGACGATCAACCAGATCCCGAACCACTCGCACAGCTACGCGTGGGCGCAGTACAGCGGCCCGCATCAGAACGGCTCCCAGCCCCCGGGCGTGTACCCGGTCGTGACGGGTGTGGGCAGCACGAATTCGACGGCTGTCGGCGGCAACTCGATCACGCCCTCGATCACGGACCCCCACAACAACTTGCAGCCGTCGATCGGGATGAACGTCATCATCAAGACATGATCCGATGCGCCGTGAATCCGGAGGTTTTGAGGTACCGATCGTAGCCCCGACACTCGGGCTGATCACTCGCGTCAGTTCGGAGGAGCCCGATCCGCGATCGGCGGCCGTGGCCTCGAACGTGAGATTCGAGAAGGGCGTCGCGAAGAACGCGCAGGGCATGGAGACCATGACCCTCACGCCGGGTCTGGACTCGGCCGTGAACATGATCTTCCAGACGAACTTCTACCAGCCGTCGCTGAACGTGGGGATCGTGGGAACGGCGCGTAAGATCTACTCGATCACGACACCTTCGGCGCCCAACCAGGCGAACCTGTTCCAACTCTACGACTACGGCTCGAACGTGGCCGGGATAAGGAACCGGATCGTTGGCTGCACGTTCTACGACAAGTGCGTGTTTGCGCAGCCTCAGTCCGAGATGGTTTTCTGGAACGGGCAGAGCTCCCTCATGCAGCCCGTGATCGGGCTCGATCCGAACCAGCGGTTCCAGGGCGTGAACGTGTTCAGGAACTACGTCGTCGCGTGGAGCGGGAACATTTTCCAGTGGTGCGCGACCGACGACATGACCTGCTGGATTCCGGTCGGGTCCACGGCGACCTCCGCCCTTCTGCACACGACGCAGCCCTTCACGATGCCCCCGCTCGACGGCGTGACCCCCTCGGGGTGGATCTACGTCGATTCGGCCACGGCCGTGCTTCTGGCGGTGGGGCAGTTCATGAGCATGATCTACGGTGGGACCACGACCTACTTCTCGGTCACGGCCACGATCCCGGCCACGGGAGAGACGGGGCAGGTTGCCGGGTTCTCTCAGACTGTTCCGATCGCGAACACGCAGGACATTTTCATCAACACGTTCGTCCCGTACACGGCAGGAGGTCAGCTTTATTTCCAGAACAACACGGCTGTCTTGACCGTCACGACGGACGCCGTGGCCCCGGACGCGACGATCTGCCAGTTGGCGGCTCAGTTTACCGCGCCGGCCGTTGGGCAGCAGGTCACGGTTTCGACGACCACGGCTCCCGAGTTCACCTCGGGCAACTACGTGTCCGTGGGGCCTTACTCCAACGCGGGCATCGACATTTATCTGGTCGTAGGGGTGAACCTCTCAGCGAACACGATCACGCTGATGAAGACCTCCACGCAATTCACCCAGGCGACGATCCACTTCGCCGGAGAATTCATCGTGGGGCAGCCCCACGTGACCGTGGCGAACAACTCGGCCGTCATCGCGACGGGAGGCTTCAATACGCCGCTCCTCGAATACTACGGGTTCCAGGCGACCACGGAGGTCCTCACGGGCGCCCTCACTGCTGGGACCGTGGTCGCCTCGGGCACGGAGATCCTCTCCGTCGATGCCAACGGTGCAGGGCAGGTCGAGAACGCGGGCGTCCAAGTGAACGGCCCCCTGCTATGGTTCGACACCCTCGGGGACTACGGGTACATCTTCAAGAACCGTTCGATCCAATCGGTCCAGTATGTGGGCCTTGATCAAGGCACGTTCTATATTCGTCCCGTGATCACGGATGAAGGACTGCTCGGGAACTACTCGTTCTGCAAGGTCGCGGCCAACACGGGCCAGCCTGGCGCTCCTTCGTTCGACACGATGTACTTCTTCGGTCAGCGTGAGATCTACAAGTACACCGGGGGCGATCAGCTGACTCCGGTGAGCCGTCAGCACTCGGTCGAGGTGTACGCGGAGCTCGATCGGACCCGGGCCAACGAGATCGTGGGCTACCACAACGAGGCGAGCTTTGAGGTCTGGTTCGCGTACCCTGTGATCGGCGGCTCCCCGACCGACGCCTCCTACCGGGTCCTGATCTACAACTACGTCGAGGACTCGACCACGATCGACGACTATGATCCCAGCGTTCATCCGAACCTGATCCTCCATGGTATAACTGCTCTGTCTCGGTTGAACTTGGCTTTGGACATCCCGTGGAACCAGGCGAACGGGACGTGGGCGGCTCCTCTCTCGTGGCCGGCGAACCAGTCGTGGCAGGGTCTAGAAAGTGATGCGCCCCTCAATTATTCCGTCGCGGGGTTTCAGCTTAACGAGGCAAAGGGAGCCCCGACGCTTGCGCTCTTGAATCAGGGCTTCGATCGCGACGGCAACGCGATGCTGTGCCAGTACGAGACAGCGGATTTCGACGCGGGTAACTCGGACCTGTATAAGTACCACGACACGCTTCTCATGAACTTCCAAGTCGTGAAGGACCTCGTGTTGGGTCCGAATCCCTTGGTCGTCACGGTGCAGATCGGATCAAGGACCAATCTCGATTCAAGCCTTGTGTGGTCGAACCCTGTCGAGGTGAACTGTCAGGGCGACGGGAACTATGTGACCAAGGCCAATATCAGGCGCATGGGCCGCTATCTCCGCATCCGGATCAATAGCAACCAGGCCGGATGCGGGTGGAGGATCTCAAAACTCCTGCCGATGGGGAGGCTTGGAGGGCCGTACTGATGGCCGCTGTCGAGCCACTCTCAATCAGTGAGGCACCCCGGTCCGTAGTCCAGAATACCCAGTCGGACGCGGGTCAGCTTCAGTCCTCGGTTTCTAAGTGGGCGAAAGAGGTTTCGCTCGCGCTCCGGAACATCCATTCGACGGTCCAGACCCTGAAAACGGCGGCTGCAACCCCGGCCGTTACCACGGCAGCCGCGACGACGAGCACGCCGTCCGTGCAGCAGGTCGTCGAGCAGGCCGGGCTGAACGGCTGGTCCCCGATGTTCGCGCTTCAGAACTACGCGGGCGCCGTGATCATGAAGCTCGTCGGATGGACGGGCGGCACAGGCACGGCGCCGGCCTCGGGCCTCTACATTGGGCCGGGCGGGTTCGAGTCGAATCCAGGCGCTGCGACAAACCTGATCGGCCCCGCGGCGTCCGCGGGAGGTATTACCGCGCAACTCGTATTCAGCGCGACCTCGACCACGGCGCCTCCGCCTACCGGGGGAGTGATCTTCGACAATGCAACCTTTGGGTCGATCGCGAACATTTACGCGAGCAACGTGGATCGGAATGGGACTTCGATCTCTTTGGTCCTTGGACAGATTGGGGTTGGCTCCCTGATCAACGTCTTTCAGCAGAGCCCGACCACGACGTACACGTTCGCGACGTTCGTCGTCACGGCTGCGATCACGCACTCCGGGTACTACCAGTTCACGGTCACGCCGCTCTCGGGTCAGGTCCTTCCCGACGTTCAGCCTGTTGGGTTTTCGTTCACGTGCCAGAGCGGGTCCACCGGGGTGCTCCTCGCCGGCGACGTCACCGGGCCGTCCGGGTCGAACACGGTGGCCAACATGTCGGGGGTGGGATACATCACTGAAACCCCGGTTGGGTACGCGACGGGA